ATAGATGATACTACACCATCATAACCAGATTCTTCAAATTTAACTACTTCATCTGGAATAAATGAAAGATCATTCAGGTAAACAAAAGATATTTCATTGTCACTTCCTGTAATTTTTTCGGCACAAACAGCTTGAGCTCCACTTGTTTGACCAACAAATTTTTCACCAATAATAAGTTCTGTATTCTTTGTGGAAGGTGTTGTTAGGGACGAAAGAACAACCCTTGGTGCTGATGGATCGGAAGTATCATACGATTCAAAGATACCATAAACTCTGATAATATCTGGAACATTCAAACAAATTTCTTTGTCTTGAACTCTTGTTCCGTATGGATATAATCCTGTCCCATAATCAAGACCGTCATTTCTGGTTGTAGTTCCAATTCCAGAAGAACTTAAATTTGATTTACCTACAATTAGAGTATTAACTCTATTTTTTCTCTTAATTTTTGAAGTTACATTTATTTTCTTCAGAGTAGTAATTAAATTAGCCCCTGTATCGGATGCAACCGATAAATTATAGAATTTGATAGTCTTTCCATCTGCAGATCTTTCAAATTTTTCTGCTCCAAGTGGTTCGATAATACCATCTGATCTAACTAAAGAATATCTTTCCTCATCAAAAGGTAAGAACGTTTCATTTGTTCCTGCAGTTAAAATATCAGTAGAATTATTTGTAATATTGACAGTTTGATTTTTTCTAATTACCAGATTTGACTCTGTTAAATCAACGCTAGAAACATTTTGATTTGATAGTGCTGTAAATAGAGTATTATCAGATGAAGCATCTAATTTTGTTCCAATCAGAGTAAAATCTGAAACGGATATATTTGATGTTGGAGGAAATCCTTCACATACTCCTGTTACAGTTGTTATTCCAGAAATAGTTAATTTAGTTGCTTGCGTATCGCTAATTATACTAGCAACTTTTGCAAAGTTGGGTAATCCTTTTGTATTACTAGTATTTGTGAATTTCACATAATTTCCGACTTGGAAACTATTGACATAATTTAGACTTGGAATTGTAACTGTACTGATTCCTGCAGGAGTTGCTGCACTAATGGAAGCAATACCAACAACAAGAAAATCTGATGGGATGCAATCACCGCTAAAAACTTTTCCTGATGAGTTTACGCCACGAATTGATCTAACGTCTTTCAACCCATAAGAAGTGGTTGCAACAGAAATATGAGATTTTTCTATTCCATTGAATTTAAAACTCTCATTATCAAAAAATTCTCCATTAACATTGTATAGATTTAAAGATTTTGAGTTTGATACACTCTGATATAGATAACCAACAGCGCCGCTTGCCTTTCCTTCAACATAAGTTGGAACGCTTAAGGTGATTGGCTCATTCAGAGTGACTTTTGTGAATGATTGGATATCATATAGAGAAATTTCCCACTCGTTTAATGCTAAGTTTGAAGCATTATAAGATCCACTTTCTAACGCATAATCAAAAACTCTTGCGATTCCGATGGTATCACCAGCACCTACTGATGAATCAACTCCTATTCTATCACTTCTCAATTCTACAAAATAAGTATTTCCGACACCAATAGTTGGACCACCAAAAACTTTGTTTAACTTTAAAGTTGGTCCAGTTGAATATTGTAAAGATTGAGTTCCGGAACTCTTTTTAGTTCTTGGTTTTGGAGCATCTAAAAATGTTGGAGCTTGAATTTCAACTTCATATCCCCTGATATATGCTTTTCCCGGGGATACTTTATATACTAAAAGATCTTCCGAAGGTACATTTCCTTGATACGTTAAAGATCCTTCTTTATAAATTCCATTATTTCCAAGACCATCATCTAACGACTCTGTGCAGGTAACATCAAATCTTTGAACATAATAATCTCCAGATTCTTCAAAAGTTCTCTTTGCGAACTTATCATTAATAAGGTTATATTGAGTATCATTAGGTACATTCCTAACAACACCTCTTTGAATCTGAGCAATTTCTATAAAATTATCTACGTTTAATTCGTCTAAACCTTTCTTGTCTAATACAGCTGTTATTTTTAGTCTATCTGCGCCAGGCGCTGCATAGTTATTAAATCCCTGTGCGTTATCAGTTAGATATTCATCTACATCAGAAGTTACAATTTCTTCTAAAACAGTAAAACCAATTCTATAATCAGGTTCATTGGTATACTGATCTAGTATGATAGTTTGTGTATCAACAGCAACAAAATAACCTCTAAGGTAATAAACACCTTCAGAAACTTTAAAGGCAGATCCTAGTGATGTTGAATTGGTGGGAATTGTAGATGCAAATGGTTCATTTTCTAGTAAAATTATATTTGAGAGTGAAATAGTCTCCTCAAGAATTAAATTTTCACCATCTACAAAAGATGAAACTGCGTTATCTGATGTTCCAGAATTCAGATAACTTACATATAGAGTTGCATTTCCTCTTTCGGAGTCTACAGAAGTCAAATAGTTTTCTACTTGAGCTCTTACTCCAGATGTTTCTCCACGAACTCTCTTTCCAACCAAAGATGAGATATAAGAAGATACTTCAGTGCCCAAAAATGTATTATTGATTTCTACGGCATTGTACTGGCCAATATAAGTTGTTTGACCAGGAATTACCTTGGCACCTTCTTTAAAAATATGGTCACCAAATCTTTCAATTTGATTTTGAATTAAAGATTGTAAAGTCGTTAATTCTCTTGCCTGAATAGGATACCCTGGCTTGAATAAAACCTTATAGTAACCCTTGTCTTTTCCTCCAATATCTGGTTGATGAAAGTCATCAAAATATGGAGAGACGTTAAGATTAGTTTGTTGAGGCATAATTCTTTAGAATTGCAAAATGACTTTAATATCTTCTTTTTGATTTGATGATCTAGTTATGGCAGGTCTGTTATCTACATAAATTATGTTTCCAGTGTACTTTTGAACCTCTGGATTTGATACACCCTTGTCAAAAGACTGCCCAAGATTATATGTCCTATTATTTATTACTGTTGTGAAGCCAGTATAAGAAGTTGTAATGGATAAACCACTTGTGTCTCCACCAACAATTGTTAGAGAACCTCCAGTTCCTGGAGTTGCGGTAAATCTATGAAGTTTAAATCCATATTTTGGAGTAGTGTTTCTTGTTCCATTTGTGTTAAATCCAGCAAGATTCCTATCTTGCCAATATTTCAATACTCCTGTAGACTGATCATATGAAATTACCCTACCAACAGCAGTAGAACCAAGTCCAATAGTTTGAGTTATTTCAGTATCTGCAATAAAATTAGCAAAACTATATCCAATACCCGATAATCTTAAAGCATAAACAGCACTTGCTTGATCACTACTTAAAAGTTCTTCTGTACTTCCATAAGATTTTGGATTTTCTATAATTCCAATTCTAGCAACTTCATTGCCAGTTATAAAATCTGGATTCTGAGTATTATTAGAAATTCTTGAATAAATCAGAACATTGTAAGCTCCAAGTTCTTTATAAACATCTTTTCCGTGGCCACCTGGGGGAGGAATAATTATATTGAAAACAGGAGATGTTGATCCAGTTGGAACATTACCAGATGCTAAATCTAGAGTACCAAAGGTATACCCAGATCCTCCATTGGATATGGTAACAGATTCTACTTTTTCCTCATTATTAATTACAACTGTAGCGGTGGCACCATTTCCATCACCATTGATTGGAACGTTTGTATATACGTTTGCTGTTCCTAAACCAACTCCTCTATTTTGAATGATAACTGCCTTGAGTTGTCCACTAGTTGATGCATTATCTCTTACTGTTGCATATAAATTATTTGTTTCCCAATCTTTGGGAACAGGCATATAATTTGTAGATTCAAATTTAATCAGATCACTAGGTTTAATAGTGTACAAGTATTTCCACAAATAACCATCACCACTAGAACCAGCAGATCTTGGTTCTAGATCAGTAAAAGTTGGTTCATCTAAAGATGGATTTCCCTCAAAATTGTTTTCTGGGGATGCTCCATTATAGATGCAAACATAAACTCTATAATCACTATTCAGAACATAATAGTTACTATTATACAGATTTGTTTCATTATCAGTTGGGTTTGGATTCAACGCACTGATATCGTGTCTGTACATACTATATGTTTGTCCAGAAGTCCAAACATTTTTTCTAACTACTTGAGTAACATCTCCTTCAGTTACTCTTTTCAATCCAATCATAGTGTCCCAATATTCGTTCAATTGATTAACATTATCAATTGGAGATGGAGGAGTCACATTCCATTCTGTATCAATATCAGTTGGATTTGGAAGTCCAATAAAAGTATAGTAGGAGTTAGAAACTGATCCAACTCCAGCTACAAAATTTTTAGCATTTAATATACGAATTTGGTCAGTGATTATAGCGGACATTTTTTGTTTTTTTCTTTATTTATGGGTTATAATTGGAAGACTTGAGTGGGAATACTCTTCTAACAATTGCAGATGTACTTATTCCAGTAGAACCATTTGTAGTATATGCATTAAATTGCAAGGTATCAGATCTTGAACCAAGGTTGATTCTACCCCAGGAATATTCTCCATAAAAACTTGTTAGAGATGAACCGACGAAGGAATTAAAAGATGAAACACTAACAGTGACTCTTCTAACATTCGTTAAACCTATTCCCTGGATGTTTCTTTGTGCAATTGTTGATGCGGCAACCTCATAAACATTATCTAAGCATTGAGTTCCAATTCCAAGAACGGAACCATTTTGATAGAGAGAGGTGAATCCACTTCCTACATTGGAGTTATGAACTGTAAAGTAGAATCCAGTCTGTATTCCACTGATATTTGTAGATCCTGATCCAGTCACTGTAGAATTTCTAATATAGGAATTTAAAGGTATAAACAGATCAAAAATTAATCCAGTTGAAGCAACTCCTACAGATGTTGTTGTTACACCAACTATAACACCAAAATCACCTTCATAACTTGAAACGACATTCTTTTCTAGTTTTATGGTTGGTGGAGCAATTAAAATTGATGGGGGATCAATTGAAGAATAACCTGTTCCAGCATTAACAATAGAAATTGAGGTTACTGATCCTCCACTTATAACTGAGGTTACGATTGCTGTAGTTCCAATTCCTATTGGTGAAGAAATAACAACATCTGGAGATGTACTATATCCTACACCACCATTCGAAATATAAATGTTAGTTATAGTTCCAGCAATAGAAACTGAAGCAGTTGCAGCAGCTCCAACCAAATCTTCTTGGGATATAAGTTCTATAGTTTTTTGTTTAACGTTTCCTGGAACTTCATTATTTGGATCAAAGAAAGTTTTTACACTCTCTACAAATATTTGAGTTGATGCTGAACCAACTGATTGAATAATATTTGTGGTTGGATTTACAAGAGGTTCATATAAAGATCTTGCCTTACTTACTACCTTTCCATTAATAATTAAATCACTAGTTTGCTTACACCAAGTAACTGGTCTTAAGCAGTTTGGATCATTTGATATTCCAACACCATTATATGGAGTAGTGTAAACAGAATCTGTAGATTCAACAAGAGTTACTACTCTTTCCTCCTGAGTTGTGGAATTTGCACAGGTATTTTTATTTTTAACAATAGTTAAATCATCACCTTCTTTTATAGTTTCAATTATATCAACGTCAACAACGTCAACCTGTGATGTTCCTCTATAGAAAACTACCTTGCACTTGTCGCCAGAATTTGGAATATTTTCAACAGATCCTTTTGGAGCCTCAGTAAAGGTAATAAAGCTACCACCATTGAATTGATAAGATTCTCCAGGAACCTGTAAAATATCATTAATAAAGATGAGTAATGTGTCTCTTACGCTAATATTAGATCCTTTTTTAGCTCGTATGGTAACTGGACTATTATTTAATCTCAACTGGAATACTTTTCTGGTTCCATCAAAGAATCTTTCAAAACTATCTAATACTTGAAGTTGGCCAACGTTCCAACCAGCAAACTCATCATAGAAAACTCTTTCTATATTCAATCTAAATTCTGAGAAAGGAATGCTTGGATTTGTAGGAATTCCTGTTAATCCACCAACGGGAACAGTAAGAAGTTCTGTATTTCCATATGCATAACCAGTATTTGTAATTTCAAAATTAATTACACTAGAACCTTGACCTACAATAATATCAACCTTGGCTTCAGATCCAATTCCATTTCCAGGTGAAGACGAACTATAAATCAGTGGAATATTTGAATAAGGTAATGGTGAATCAATGAGAACAATAGGAGGTTGAGATGATGTAAATCCTGTTCCTGGATTTGTAATTACAATACTAGTTGAAATATGCCCATTTGTTACAGTGGTAAATCCAATAAACGTCTCATAATTTTTATTTCCATATGAAGTTTGAACGCCAATGTTTACAATACCAGATGTTGGGGAATTTAACCGTACAACTGCGGTATTGGAAGTTCCAACTCCTACAGTAGAAGCAGATGCTACATTGATTCTTACAAAGGTGTTACCAATACTTACAATGTTTGCAGCCTTAATGTCTCCGACACTAATTGAATTTGATGTTGAGAAATTAAGTTTTCCAAAAACTCCATTTTGATTTGCAATGTAAAGTACAGTGCTTCCAATTCCGATTGGATGGTTTACTACAGTTTCAATTTCATATGATGATGAACCTCTATATCCAGAACCAATAGTACCAATTCCGAAAGATCTGATAGTGCCCAATCCAGATACTATTGCAGTAGCTCCTGCAGATACTAGAGGTTGATATCCAAGACCTCCTGTAGACCCTACAGCGATGATAACACCTCCGATAGGTACACTAGCACTGTTTGGATCTGAAAGAACGGATGCGGGAGAACCTGTAAATGTTATACTAGTAATTCCTGCAGTTTCCTGAATAATATAGTCTTTGGTTACTATTTGATCACCTTGTGGTTCTTGGAATATTCCGTTTATCAGAACAATAGCATTATCTGTAGCAATTCCCGTAACATTTTGCGAATTTACCTTCAGATCAAAATCATCAACTGTTCCAATAAATTGATGAGAAATATCATCAAAAATGTAGTTAGTAGAATAAGTATCAACCGTTGAATTTATAGTTCCAGACCTTATAAAAGATCTTCCATGGAATTTTGAACTTGTCGTTATTCCAGTCCAATCTCTCTCATTTGGTGGATTTGTTGTAGAACCTATCGGAGTGTTTCCTTCAGGGGCGTCTACAAAATAAATCTTATTATTAACAATATTGTAGTTACCATTAACTTTTGTGATCAAAGATCCAGATGAGTGTGCTGCTGATACAGTTCCCATCCAAGGTCTATCTACCAATACAACTGTTGTAGAACCAAAACCAACGGTGTTGATTTTCATTATTTCATTATCAATCTTGATTAAATCACCACCATAGAATGAAGTAATACCAACAAAATTTAATCTAGCATCAAAACTTGTAATCGTTGATGCCAAACTTGTAGTAACTGCTGTTGATACTATAGGGGATTGAATGAAATTATCAATACTAATTAATACTCTGGAGTTTTGATTGGATGAGGTGAGTGTATGATTACTTCCTATTCCAACACTTGTGAAATTAAGTGGTATTGCTACTTCAGATAAAGCATCTTGTGCAGATCGAGCAAGTTTAATCTTTGCCTCATCAACTTTAATAGCATAAACTGTAGATGGAAGAAGGGAAGTTGTTCCAATTCCAGCAAAAGATGTTGATGCAATTCCAATAGCATTTCCTACATTTGAAGATGATGGTGTATAAGTTAGTTTTTCCCCAGTTACAAAGAAGTGATTTGGAATTAGAATAGTATTTGTAGCAACATCAACCGTTGTTGAACTACTACCAACAAATGAACGCTCAAAAATTTGATTTCCTTTATGGGTTAAATTGAAATCTTTTCTGACTGATTTTTCAGTACCCGTATACTCTCCATAACCAGTCTCAATTTCACCATTATTAAGGTCTATTAATCTAAGTTCAATTTCATCATCCTGAAGACTGAGAGAATTTTGGAAAACTCTAACTTGAGTCTCTGTATTTGCATTAGGGGTAAAATAAAGATTTACTTTATTTGAAGTCGTTGTGCCTATTCCAATTGTTCCAATTCCACTTCCAGTTTCAATAATTCCATATTCAACAAAATATGCATTATCATCATCAGTTATTGAAACAATCTCCGACATTCTATATTGGTTATTTGTAAGATCTTCAATACTTACAATGCAATATGAAGATTCGTGTGGAGATTGGAACTGAGAAATTTGAACTTGAACTGGAGATGTAGTAGAAGCTATTGAAGTAACTGTAGAATTGAGATCACCAGTTTGTAAAACTGTTGTTCCAACTCCAACTGAAGATGTGTTTGATATTGATACGCAAACAGTGTTTGCTATCAAAGATACACCCAATCCAACTCTTGGGACAAAATCAACATTAATTGATGATGAAGGTGCATCATAATAAACCACATAGGTTCCTATACCAGGGGATCCAAATGAGGTCAGATTGTCATTAGAAAGTTGACCATACTCCAACAGGTTAACATCAGTACCATCAAAAAGAACACTAAGTTCATTTGATTGGTAAACGCTGTTATTTACATCATTTACAAGAACTAAAATCTTAGAAGACCTATATGTTGATGCGATTCCAACAACAGTTGTAGTTATTCCAGACTGAATTTCTATACTATCAGTTACAATGTTTACAGAATTTCCCAGAGAAACTGTTCCAATTCCAGAGAATGCATCTTCCAATCCATAAGAAATGTGAGAAACATTATAATCATTTACTTCAAAATCAATTGGATAATAAAGCAATTGTAAATCTAATCCAGAAATTTTAAAATCAAAAGATCCAAGATCTCTATAAGTATTAACTTTTGCATATTGATTCGAGAATATATTGGATCCGTCGTGAAGAACCGAAATCAACATTAATTGACGTTCTTTAGAAAATACCTTATCTTTAATGTTAACAAAATATTTTCTATAATGAGAATCAACACTGGAAGCTCCAACTACAGAAAAATTAGTTGATCTTGGAGTGCTATTGAATTGTGAACTTATATCATCAATCAGTAATACTCTGTTTCCAATTGATTCGGAATAATCCATCAAAGTTTTATTATTGAATAAAATTTGATTAGATAGTGTCTCTGAGGCAATTGAGAAAGAAGTTTCGGTTACCAAATCAAAATTAAATGTACAATTGGTATCAACTTCTTCAACAATATCAACCAAAGTTTCGGTTGCATTTTGAGCTATTGTTGGTGATCCAGAAACTGAAGGAGAAGACTCAACTATTAGATCACTAAACTTTAGGAATCCTGATGTATGATTGAGTGAATCTACAGCACTGTCCCAAACATCATATGAAACTTTAGACTTGAGAGAATATGAAAAATCTTGATAGTATTCATTATCATGAACTCTTTGAGTAGAATTGTTGAGAATACCAGTCTCATATTCCCATCCACTAGAAACTAAAGAACTACTGTCTAGATTTACATATGCATTAAAATCAATCTTGCTTCTAATTATTCCCTGTGTATTTGAAGTTTTACCAGTTACAGTTTCTCCAATTTTAAAATCACTATCAGAAGAAACTTTTAATAACTCAATGTTTGAGTTCCAACTTTCAATAACTCCATTATAACCATTTGTAGTCTCAACTTCTTCACCAATGATAAAGTTATTCTTCTTCAAGGTTGCCTTAAAGGTCGGGAAATCCTTTTCTGGGATAATTCTTCCAGAGGTAATTTCTGAATCAAAAGTACCTGGATATTCTCCATCAGATAAGAAGTTAGAAAGATTATATGTTACTGATCCTATACCACCAATATTCTGATCAACTCCCGTTAATGTAAAG